GAGAGGGTGGGGTTGGCAGTCAAAGTTGACGAAGCCAATGTAGCTAAGCCCGTAACACCCAAAGTACCACCAACAGTTGCATTCCCAGCCACTGCAATAGTAGAGGGATTAGTGCCAACCTCAACAACCGTACCACTATTATTCTCTGTGAAAAGGCGTTTGTCAGTTACGTTAACAGCCAATTCCCCTTGTACCAAATCACCTGATGTGGGTACGGCACTAGCGGTGCTACTGTTCTTAGTAATAATTGTATTTGCCATTATTTCTTTCCTTAGAATGAACCACCATCAACGGTGTCTGTTACAGTTAGATAAGTTGCAAGTGTAGCTAACAAATTTGAATATGTAGTTGCCGCATTACTTTCTGATGTTGCGGCGTTAGTTGCACTGGTAGCAGCATTGCTTGCTGATGTTGCGGCAGCAGAGGCGCTATTGGCTGCATTGGTTGCCTGTGTAGTAGCTATGCCTGCCTGAGTAGTTGCAGTAGTTGCACTAGAGGCTGCATTGGTTTCTGACGTAGCTGCATTGGTAGCTGACGTAGAAGCAGCAGAGGCACTAGAAGCAGCGTTAGTCTCACTGGTAGCTGCGTTGCTTGCTGACGTTGAGGCACTAGAAGCACTAGAGGCTGCATTAGTTTCACTGGTAGCTGCGTTAGATGCGCTAGTAGAGGCACTAGAGGCACTGGCAGCAGCATTAGTTTCACTGGTGGCTGCATTAGAGGCGCTAGTGGCGGCAGCAGAAGCACTGTTAGAAGCGTTAGTAGCTTGGGTGGTGGCTATGCCTGCCTGAGTGGTTGCCGTGGTTGCGCTAGTGGATGCAGAAGACGCACTAGATGCTGCGTTAGTTTCTGATGTAGCCGCATTGCTTTCGCTAGTAGCTGCATTGGCAGCACTGGTGGACGCACTAGAAGCACTTGCAGCAGCGTTAGTCTCAGAGGTTGAAGCAGCCGCTGCACTTGTTGACGCATTAACTGCCTGTGTTGTAGCTGTTGCAGCAGAGGCAGCAGCATTAGTTTCACTGGTAGCCACTGATGATGCAGAGGAGGCAGCAGCAGTGGCACTAGCAGAGGCATTAGTTGCACTGGTAGAAGCACCAGAAGCTGACGCAGAGGCACTAGCCGCGCTGGTAGCAGCACTAGCAGCACTAGCAGCAGCATTAGTAGCCGAGGTTTGGGCTTCTAATTGTGCCTCTGTAACTTGAGAGATTGAGGCATCGTTGGTAGCATCACCAGCGCCCCCTACTCCACGGTAATATGCCATATGACCCCTTTATTTGTTTCTTTAGCACCCTCTGTAGAAGACGCTAAAGAAAGGGGGCTATTACACCCCCAATCAGATTAGGCAAGCATAGCGATAGCTACAGCAGCCTCATCACGCAACTCTTTCACGCCATACAGCATGTCAGAGGTAAACAATGTACCCAAATACTCTTGTTTGTACTGAGTTTGAGAGCGAACGCCCATTTGCTCAGCCAGGACAAAAGCATCCTTGTGGAACATCATACCGATACGGGCAGCGCCAGTAGCAGTTTCGCAGTTGGTCGAGACAAAGACTTTAACGCCATAGACGTTGCCAATCTCACCATTGCGGATGCTGTTGCTACCTCCAGTTTCGCCAACAAAAGCCTGCTCAGTGAAACGAGCCAGACCCAGCATGACGTTACGAGCGACAGGAGGCAGAACCAACACACGACCATCCATCGGCACATCAGCATCATCCAGAGTTTGGATAACTTTGCGGATGCCAGCGTCAGTCAGGGCGTTTTCGTTAGCGCCAGTGTACAACGTAGAGCCATCACCACCAATAACAGCTTTGTTATAAGCGATAGTACCGTCACCACCTTGCACACCACGACCCAGTTGCAACAGGTCGGTATCGACTTGTTTAGCCAGAGCGTAGCCAGCGTCAGAAGTGTAAAACTTACGCAAAGAAGCGAGAGCTTGCACTTCGGTGATGTCCTCAATCAAGCGGCTATATTCATAGTGCTTGTTGACCAATACTTGCACTTCGCTCTCAGTAGCAGCTTGCAACGTAACTTGGTTAGAAGCAGCTTTCAGAGAGGCAGAGCCACGGGTTGGTTTAGGAATATGGAGAGTGTCACCCTTTTTGCCCTTAAAGGACATTTTGGAGACAAGGTTCGCCATAACGAGGTTGGTTTTGTAGGCTGCGATAATTTCGTCAGACCACAGTTCGGGGATAAACGTCGCCGCCGTAGCGTTAGTGACGTGATTACTTCCAAGTGCCATAATAATTACCTTTCAAAATGATTATTTAACACGTCCCTCCGCATAAGCCTGCATAATTTCAGATGCTAAGGCTTGGTAGCGGTCTGGGTCGCGCTGCATGAGTTCAATAATGTCAGATCGTCGGTATGTTTTTTTGCTTGCTGTTTCCCCTGAGCCTTTTGAGCTTCCGGTTGATGCAGTTTTAACAGCTTGTTTACGTTGTATTTGTTCGGCTGCTTGCGATTGAGCTACTACCTGTTTTCGTTCTTTCCAAGTAGATAGCAATTCATTTGCTGCCTCATAATCGTAATAACTGTCTGCTCTTGCGAAAAGCTCTTGCCTTACTCTACTCTTTTTAATCCAATCGGTAAAATTATTATCATTGATAATTTGACCAAAATCAGGATGTGTTTGTTTAAGTATTGCTAATGCTTCGGCTTTTTTCATTTGTACTGCAAACTGTTCAGCTTGCTTTACTTTTGGATGCCGTTCAATAGCTTTGGCTACCGCTTTATTAGGGTCACTAAAAAAATCTACCTCTTCTTCGACAGGGGCTTGTTGTTGTTGTGTGACGGTTTGGGCTTTAACAAAATCATCAACAATTCGCCGTAGCTCTCCAACTTCACTCCCTTGTTTCCCAATCGCCCTTTCAGCCTCTTGGTGCATTCGGACAATTTCTTTAATAGATTTGCCCTTATACTTATCAGGAATGTCCTCTTCAACCGATTCGCTTACAGGCTCCTCTACAGGAGTTTCCTGTTGCTGCTCGTCTACTGGTGTAAACTCTTCGTCTTCTTGTTGCGTTTGTTCGCCTTCGTCAATAAATGTTGCCATAAACTCTCCGTGCTAATAAGCATTGTGGAATATAATTAAGTGCTTGTGCTATTCACTAGCGGCACGACGTTCTTGCGCCATCTTTTCTTCTCGCTTTTGTTCCCACCGCATTGCTGCGCCAGGAAACGCTCCGGTTACGCCCTCCAGTTTAACCATCGGCTTACTGATGATTCGATGTGCAAGATTGGCACATTCAAGGCATGGGGTTGTTCTTGTTTCAGAATCCACATAAGCCTCGAAAAGATGCCCATTTTCGCAGTAAAACTCGAATATCCTTCTACTCATTTATATCCCTTTCAAAATCCTCATAACTATCTTTTATGGTGGATTCGTAGGATAGGATGCGTTGAATTGCTTCAAGTTGTCCACGCCGATACCAGAATTGCTTCTCATCAGGAATAGTTGTTATATCAGCCAAGATATCAGCATTGTCTTGGATATCTTCGATAAACTGCTTCCACCCCTCACGAGTGAACAAGTCTAGCAAATTCTCATAATATACCTGTAATTCTTTGTCCATCTCTTTTTCCTTTCAATTGGAGAGATGTCGCTATTATACCACACTTTTATTGTTTTGTCAAGTTTTTTTGTTTCATTTGCATAACAGCAATTCGTTCATTGCTCTTAATATCTGCCTCTTTTAGCATCAATTCAGCAATTTTGGCTCTACGGGCAAATTCAGCATCATCTTCTGTGCCAGCCTGTAAATTGGTGGAAATAGCTGCTGCCATCTTAGCTTGTACCACTTGTGGCTCCAACTGGGCTTCCACAAGTAGTTTTTGAGCTTTAGCCTGCGATTCCATAGCTTGTGCCTGTACAAACTGAAGCTGGGCTTGCGCCAGAGCCATTTGTTGTTGCATATGAGCTTGCTCCATTTGCTGGGCTTCTGGGTTGGGTTGCATACTTTGTTGCAATTGAGCCATCAATTCCTCACGGTTAGTCAGTCCCATATTATCAATAACAGCGGATACCAACATTGGATACATTGGGCTATTCTGACCAAGGGTTTGCAGAAGTTGTACAAGTTGAGTAACTTCATATTCACGGGCAATAACACCCAAAGAAGAAGATGGTACAAACTTGTAATCTGAAACGGGGTAATGGTCAGGGTCAAACTGCATATACCGCCATGCCGTCTTCTCAATCATAGGAATTAAGAAACTCTCTTGGAAGTTAATCAAAGTACGCTTGTGGCGCTTGATAATAGCCCCCATAGACATAGACACAGCGCCAGCAGCAGCATCCCCATTGATTGTGCCTGGGATACCAGCAGCGTCAATAGCGCCTGTAGCCATCTGTACCATCTTTTGCAACTCACCAGCCTGAGCAAAGGTAACTTGGTCAAGACTGCCAAACTTAAATGGCTGCAAAATCTCTGCTGGGTTACCATTGGTTAGAATTGTTTTGCCTGGGCGCACCTCAAATTTAGCCCCACGAGGCATACGAGAGGCATCCATAGCAATCATTGGGTGGACGGTGAGGGCTAGGGCATCAATACGGGCGCGAAGTTCAGCATCAAGCGCCTTTTGGCTGTTATATCCCTTTTCGCAAACACCACGACCCCAGAAACGCCCAGGAACTATATCCCAAGGGAACGCAACAACTGGTCTATCTTGCATCATAAAGGGATTTTCTTCAATTTTAAGCAGTTGACCACCATTGGCA